AGTTGAAAGTACCGGAGATACCGAGTGGCATTCCGTCAGAGAAGGATCCTTGTCCAAAGGGATAGACAAGAAACACGGCAGTAGCCGCAGCTACAGGTGCAGAGTAAGCAACAAAGATCCAGGGACGCATCCCTAGTCGATAGCTAAGTTCCCACTCTCGTCCCATGTAAGAAAAGACGCCAATGAGGAAGTGGAAAACGACGAGCTGATATGGACCCCCGTTGTAGAGCCATTCATCAAGTGTATTAGCTTCCCAAATTGGGTAGAAGTGAAGTCCGATGGCATTGCTGCTCGGAACGACGGCTCCCGATATGATGTTGTTCCCATACATGAGGGAACCTGCGACTGGTTCACGAATTCCATCGATGTCTACTGGTGGTGCTGCCACGAAAGCAGTGATAAAGCAAATAGTTGCAGCCAGCAGGCACGGAATCATGAGGATCCCAAACCAGCCGACATAAAGTCGATTGTTAGTTGAGGTTACCCAGGAGCAAAACTCATCCCAGGTAGACCTCTGTTGTTGTTGAAGTACAGCGGTCATTAAAAGTGCAGGGTTTTTGTTTTCAAGGGTATGTATTTGAGCACTTTAATGAAGCCCTCCCAAGGCTCACGTCCAGTGGAGGGCTGTGTTTAATATCAAAAAGAATA